AGAAAAAGGAAAAACAAATATCATCATTAATTGATGAGTTAAAACCAATGATCGAAAGTATTGGTGATGCTACATTAGTAGTTCCTTTACTTAAAGAATACTTAGAAATAGGTGTTAAAAATGATGAGCAATTAATTAAAATGGCTACTATCATTCAACGTTGTTTAACTACTACAAACAGTGGTGGTGCTGGAGGAGATGGTTTTACTATCTCAGATGCTGAAAAAGAGCAACTATTAAATGATATAAATAAGATAAACGAGAATAAATAATGGACTACGGTTTTAGTGGTTTAAATAGAAATTTAAATTCAAATAGAAATAATAATTTCAATACTGATACAGCACTTAATACATCCGATTTAATAACAGCTGTCAGAGTACTTAGTATTATATTAGATGAAACTCACCCAAGATTTGAAGAATTGGGTGGATGGAATGCATTAGGTACTATTGAATATGAGTTAGTAACAAATCCTAATACATCCCCTCAATTACCTATAGCCTTTCCACTTAATTCTAATATTAAAAATTACCCATTAATAAATGAGATAGTTTATTTAATTTCTCTCCCAGATACAGAAATTGGAGAAGTTAGTGTATCTAAAAAATCATATTATATTAATATAGTAAGTTTATGGAATCACCCACACCATAACGCCTATCCTACAAATCCTAATAATCCACCTCCTGAACAAAATAAAGACTATATTGAAACTCAAGCAGGTAGTGTTAGACAAGTTACAGATAAATCAACTGAAATATTTTTAGGTAAAACATTTAAAGAAAGACCCAACATACATCCTTTATTACCTTTTGAAGGTGATTTTATACAAGAAGGTAGATGGGGAAATTCAATACGTTTAGGTAGTACAGTTAATTTAACTCCAAATGATTGGTCAAGTATAGGAACTAATGGAGATCCTATTACTATTATTCGAAACGGGCAAGGAGAACAAACAGAAGAAGGATGGATTCCTATTACTGAAAATATTAATAACGATGAATCTTCTATTTATTTAACAAGTACACAAAAAATATCTTTAGATGCTTCAAGTATTAGTTATGTAAGTTACGAAAATACTGGATATGAGTCACCATCTTCTCCAAAATTTTTTGATGGTAAACAAATAATATTATCATCAGGAAGATTAGTATTTAATTCTACTAATGATCACATTTTATTAAGTTCAGCTAAATCAATTAATTTTAATTCTCAAGAATCAGTTAATATAGACACTAATATATTTGTAGTACAATCAAATAAAATATTTTTAGGAAATTCTAAATTAGCAACTGAACCACTAATATATGGTAAATTAACAACAGATTTATTAAGAGATTTAATTAATAAACTGATCCCATTGATAAAGGCTATTCAATCAATTCAAACAGAACCTGTTGTACAAGGCGCCCCGGTTGTATTTAAAAACTTATTAGAACCATCTACAAATTTACTAATTATATTAAATTCGTTAAATACTCAATTAGGAACATCATCTAAAAATTGTACTTTAATTTCTAAAAATAATTTTACTACATAATAATATGACACCAGAAGAAATAGCAAAATTAGCAAAAAAAGAAGCCGAAGATAAAGCTAAAACAGAAGCTCAAAAAAAGGTAGATGCAATAGCCGCAGAAAAAACTAGATCTGTAACTGAAGATGGTACTGATTTAACTGCTCCTATTAAAGTAAATACTGATGGAGCTATATTAAATTGGGGAATAGATACTCTAAAATATACAGCTTGGAATGTTTTTATAGGTTATTTAAAAAGTAGAAGTGGAGATCTTGATGCTAGAATAAATACAGGTGAATATAAATTTAAAACACAAGAATTTATAAATGATTTTAATAATAATTACATTTATAAAAAATCTATTGGTGTAATAGTTAGAAAACAGGGTCCTACAAAAACAGACTCTAAAGGTAAAATAGACCCAGGCCCCTTTTATCGAGATGGAGAACAAATTATTTTAGATACATTTAAATGGTCAGAAAGATATGGTCCTATTACTACCCAGGATGTATATACAGCTCAAGAATTTCATGCAATTACAAACCCTATAGGTAGTGTAGCCGATGATGGTAGAAAAAATGAAGTAAAAATAGATGGTAGAATAGGTACCCAAACTCTTCAAATGTTATATCCATATAGAGGTATTCTATACCAAGTTGAAAAAGACGAAAAACTTTATGAGGATATTGAAGATTCTATAAATAATGGTTTAGCGTATGGAATTGGAGATTATGGAAAACCTTATAAATCATATGGTATTCCAGGACATAAATATACTAAAAGGGATTTAAAAAATTACTTGGAATTCCCAAAATTAGTTCCAGGTAAAGATTATGAAGAATTAGGATTTCCTACAGATGCGCCACCAAACACATTCTATAGATTTTTTTATGGTAATAGAAGATACGTTGTGTCAACAGAATATGTAAACGGTATAGTTAATTCTAGAAAAAAAACAGACTATGAAGAATTTCTTTGGGAATACGGAAATGCATTACCCTTAGCTTTTCCAGATAAAAGTAAATGGATATTATATACTACAGAATATGCTGATAAATTATTCCCAAAAGTATCTGATTTTGGTCCAAGATGGGGTAATCCAACATTAGAAAATCCTAGTACTAAAGATAATACTGTACCAAAAATAACCCCAGAATCTGCTAATAAAGCTATAGCTAAAAATAAAATTGATAAATCAAAACTTAAAGTAGAAACTCAACTTAAAACTAAAATAACCGGAGCACTTAAAAAATAAATGGCAATACAAGATAAAATACCAGTATTATTAGCAAATAAAACTCAAGAATTAGTTGAATTTGTAGTACCTGCTATAGTTAATTTAGCTTTTCAAATTGGAATGGAAAAGTTAGATGAATTGACTGGGGGAATTGTATTACCTGAACTTTGCATTCCTGATGCTGAATTAAAAAAAGTACTAGATATAAGAAACAATATAGTAAGTAAAGTAAACTCAGCTTCACAAGCAATTGAAGCGCTAAAAAAACCACTTAATACTTTAAACACCACAGTAAACGTATCATCTAAAGCACTACAAACCATAAATATAGCAATTATAGCAGCCGAAATAGCAATCCCATTATTACCTACATCCGCACCTGGTACACCAAATCCTGCAGGTATAGCATTAACTGCTTTAACCAAAATAAAAGATTTTAAATTACCTGTAACTGATAAAATAAATATAGCAAAAAATGGTATTAACTCTATTACATCAGCTTTAGATTATGTAAATTCAATTTTAAATCAAATCATAAGTTTATTAAATGCAATAGATATTTATTTAGTAAGGTGTGGTGGTGCTACTGCAGATCCATCAAGTACTGATGAAGCTAAAAAATTAACACCTTTATCACCATATTTACTTAACGTTGAACAAGAGGCTAATAAAGTAGAAATAGATCCAAATAAAAATGAAATATATCAAGGCTTTTTATTTGAAATTGTTGAAGAACCATTCTCTCCTACCGTAAATAAAAGAAGAGCAGTGGCCAAAAATAAAGATGGTATTATATTATTACAAACACCTTCATCATTTACTAACGCTACTCAAGTATTATTCACAGAACTTAAACTAATAATTGACAAAAATAATTTAAAAGTAGATTAATTTAATATTTATAACAAATGAAACAAAACGAATTAAAAGATTTAATCAAAATTGCCGTAAGAGAAGCAATCCAAGAAGAACTAAAAGACATTCTTTTGGAAGCAGTTAAATCTAACAAACAACCAGTAAACGAATCTTACCAAGTAGGCGCAGATAGAACATTAAAATTTAATAGTTCAAACGTACCTACACAACCTTTAATCACTGCTACTAATCCAAGACAATCGTATATGGATATATTAGCTGAAATGTCACAACCAACTCCATCAGGATTTGAAGGCGATTTTAAGGTAGCTGGTGAAATGAATACAATGTCTGAAGGTAGCTCATTACCTGGCGGACAACTTGGTTTAGACCAAATAATGAATTTAATTAAAAAATAATGGCATTCGGAGCAAAGAAAATATTTCCAATTGATACTAAGCCGGGAACGGCTGTAGGTGTTGCTATTCCTTTCAATGCTCCAAATGTATTTTTTCAAACATTTACTACTCAAGATGCTATACGAAATAATTTATTAAATTTCTTTTTAACAAATCAAACAGAAAGATATTTAAATAATCAATTTGGAGCAAATTTAAGAGCATTTATATTTGAACAAATATCCTCAGATAATATAAGTTTTTTAAAAGAAAATATCCAATCATTAATAAGTAAATATTTTAATAATATAAAAATAGAAAAACTAGATGTATTAGAATATCCTGACAATAATGAAATAAACGTTCAATTAACATATAGTATAATTAATACTGGTATAACAGATCAAGTTCAAATATCATTCACATAATGGCTGTAAATAAAAATATAAAATACATAAATAAAGATTTTAGTGAGTTTAGGTCTAGTCTAATTGACTATTCTAAAACATACTTCCCT